GGGCGATAATCCGAGGTGGGTATGCGTGACTCGGTCGAGGGTCTTAGGTCCAATCACTTATCCGGAGGAGGCAGCTGGGTGCACTACTTGCTACATATCGGCAAAAAACCGAATGCAGGATAGCCCACTTACCTGTCTCGCCGGGTTTGTGAGAAGACTAATAAGAACCTTGGCCGCCAGCGTGTGCCCTTCTTGGTTTCGACCTTCCTACTCTGTGAAGAGTAGGGGGGGTCGGTCCTAGTTAGGCAATGGCTCCGGTGATTCATCCCCAAAGATGATCCGGTACATCTCCCAACAAACAAAAACCAATGCCAATGTTAAAGCTTAAGTTAAATCTTGCAAGGATCGTAATACGATTCCTTGATAGGACATACTTAAGAGTTAACGTCGACAAAGGGATAGTCGAACAATGGACTAGGCTCATCCTAAAGAGAGCGGAGACACGTGGACCCGTGGACACTGTCGGTTGGATCAAGGCGATCCGACTGGCGTGTACGCGGTACATGTGTTCCCAACCTCTAAAGGAGTCACCTGGATTTGGGGTTTCGCTCGATGAAGATGGTTTACCGCACGCTGCGGTGCTCCCCTTCGTCGAACTATTCCGTAACAAGCTTCGCCCCGACTTACGTCTTGGCCTAACCCTGCTAGGGTTAGTCAGACTTATAGAAGGGTCGAAGGCTCCCGACCTGGACCCTATCACTTTACCTGCTGCTCCTTATAGTCCTCTGTTAGAGGCGGAGCTCACAGCTATCGTGAAGGGCCTAGGTTGGAAGTTAAACGTTCCCGAGTGGGAACGTCCACATGTTACAACCAAATCTGGTCCTAATGCTCAAGCCTTAATCGGATCAATCGAGGACGCTCATCTCCTTACACAATCGCAGATTGACAACCTGCGGGTATGTGGAGGGGATAAGTTAGTCACAACGATTGCAACCATCCAACGCGTGGACCCAAATGCTTGGTGTGAAACTCTCAAGATAAACCCCAAAGGGGTTCAGTCGAGATTGTCTTACATCAAGGATAAGGAGGCCAAGTGTAGAATAGTGGCTATTCTCGATTATTGGACACAGACTTGTTTTGAGCCTCTTCACAAAGCGCAGTTTGCGCTTTTGAGGAGCCTTAAACCTGACTGTACCTTTAATCAAGGTAGCTTCCGAGGCAAACTACCTCGTCAAGGACCATACTACTCTTGTGATCTTAGTTCAGCGACGGACCGTCTCCCTGTAACCCTACAGAGAGCGATCTTAGCCGTTCTAGTTTCACCGGAGTACGCGGCTGCATGGTACGAGTTGCTGTGTAACCGAGACTTTTTGCTACCAAAGGGAGCTGGCTCTGTACGCTACGGAGCCGGGCAACCAATGGGGGCATATAGTTCTTGGACTACATTCGCAATTACGCATCATGCGATCGTTCGGCTTAGCGCCAAACGGGCCGGTTATCCCATTCGATGGGATAAATATGTTCTCCTCGGTGATGATATCGTTTTGTCAAACGAACACGTCGCCAAGGAGTACATGACGATTCTTGATGAGTTAGGAGTGAAAGTCTCTGAAACGAAAACACACGTATCGAACGACACGTACGAATTCGCTAAGAGATGGATTCACTTTGGCGAGGAAATAACCGGTGCCCCCCTCGGCTCCCTATTCGAGGCGATCCGCTTCATTAAAAAAGATTTATGGAAGGACAAGCTGCCGACGGCAGCTATCCGCCATATCTCCTATTATGAAGTGGCCACCTGGTTTAGAGAAGTCGAGGCGCGCTGGTTGTCACGAACACACACCTTGGTTTCCCGGGGCTTGTTGCAGGATTTCTTCCTGCTTCTAGGACGTGGTGGTCTGTCAGACCGCCTCGCCCAAAAAGCGTGGAAGTTCTATCTATTACCCTCGCGAGAGGATAGTAGACTCCTAAGGTCCATCAAGTGCGAGAAACTCGGCTCGATGGTCCTGGGAGGCATCCTTGGTTGCTTCTCATTTAAAAAGTCTTCCGAATTTATCGGGATCTATTTGAATGAATGCAAAGCAAGGGTGCTAGAAGCTGCAATCAAGCGCCAGATGGGCGAACTTGGTAGATTCCAGTTGGAATTATCAAGATTCGCACATCTGGTGCCTGAAGGGTTGGATGCCCAATCGTTACTGTTCTCCTTGCCTCCCTTTGCAGTGCTGATACGAAATATCAGCGAGCTGCAAATTGAGTTCGATAAAGCGCACCGTGTCCGAGAGAGCGATGACCTTATGCAATGGTTGCATTTGGACGTCCAACTCTTCTTGGATCCGTTTGCGACTTTATCTACTAGGAGAAACAAGACCATAGCATCATCGAAAGCAACAATCCTAAATCATCTTACAGCGATGTGCAGAGGAATAGGTCGAATGCGGGAGTTAGCCGTTACAGACATAGGTCTATTAGACTTTGTGAATGTAATGAACAACTACCACGTTCTTCCGACCTCCGGTGCCCGTCGTCGTAAAAAGATCTCTCGCAGATAGAATCAGTGAGCGTTCTTATGGTAGCGCTTAATGCTATCGTTGATGGCGGATTGGAAGGCCCTCTTCCAAAGGATATCCGGTCCACACTGTGGGGTATTTTGTAAATCCCACAGCGGGTCGGGGTCCAGAGGTTGAGGGGGTCTTCGCTCCGATGGTGCTCCACTCTTGGCAGTTTCGATCAATGACCGAAGACAACCTGGCTCTGGCGCATAAGGAGGTCGAAAAATCGATTAACCTTATACGGCTTAACCTTAAGTGGTGGCCTCCATTCACGGAACCCCGCTCTGAAAGGAGTGGGGCCCTAGAGGTCCCTTGGAATCGCTTACGCCTCTTCATCACATTGCAG